CGTTAAGGTATGGTATAATGTCCAGACCAAGGTTTAGTATATTTGACTTTGATACGGGGCATGGCCCAAGAAACAGCATGGCTGTTGCAGATAGTACGTTTGGATATTAATATGGATATAATTTGGTCGTTGTTATTGACAGCATGTATGGATAGCCAATCTTGTGTACAACAAGATATTCAATGGTTTGAAGAAAAATATCAATGCATAGCAATGAAAGCACTACACGAAGAATTACCTGTAGACGGTGATTGGAAAACTATAGACTATAAATGCACTATAGTTGGAGCAAAGGAAGCATAATGGCAGAAGATGAAATTATGATTGAAGATGATGCAATCGCATTGGAAGATACGGATGAATCTGTAACAGACGATAGCGATGTAGCAGGTATGATTCCATTTATAATGGATAGATACTCACGATCAGAAGATTATCGTTACCAAGATGAAGAAAGATGGCTACGAGCATATCGTAACTATCGTGGTTTATATGGACCAGATGTGCAATTTACTGAAGCAGAAAAGTCACGTGTATTTATAAAAGTAACAAAAACAAAAACGCTGGCAGCTTATGGACAAATTGTAGATGTTCTGTTTGCTAATCAGCGTTTTCCTTTATCTGTAGAACCCACTGAATTACCAGAAGGTGTAGTAGAAGACGTTAACTTTGATCCACAAGAACCAGAACAGTTGCGTGGGGAAACTGCATTATCTACTAGCCCCTATGGTTTCTCTGGAGATGGTAATGATTTACAACCCGGTGCTACTGCACAGACACTACAAGAAAAGTTAGGTGTGGTACAAAATAAACTAGAGCCTGTGCAAGATAAGTTAAAAGAAGGTCCGGGTAAAACACCTACGGCAATTACGTTTAGCCCTGCTATGATTGCGGCTAAAAAGATGCAGAAGAAGATACATGACCAGCTAGAAGAGTCAGGAGCATCTAAGCATTTACGCAATGCTGCGTTTGAGATGGCATTGTTTGGCACGGGCGTAATGAAAGGTCCATTTGCTACAGATAAAGAATATCCAAGTTGGGGAGATGATGGTGAATATAACCCAATGTTTAAAACCGTTCCACAAGTTGAACATGTATCATGTTGGAATTTTTATCCTGACCCTGATGCAAATAACATGGATGAAGCACAGTACGTAATTGAACGACATAAAATGTCACGTTCACAACTACGTGGATTAAAGAAACGCCCATACTTTCGTGACACTGTAATTGACGAATGTATTATGATAGGAGAAAATTATACCAAAAAGTATTGGGAAGATGACTTATCTGACTACGCCCCAGAGTCTTCTATTGATCGTTTTGAAGTTCTTGAGTATTGGGGCATGTGCGATACTGAAATGCTTTTGGATCAAGGCGTAGAAATACCAGATGAGTTGCAAGACTTTGATGAGTTGCAAGCAAACATCTGGGTATGTAATAACAAACTTATTCGCATGGTGCTTAACCCATTTAAGCCTAGCAAGATTCCATACCATGCTGCACCATATGAATTAAACCCATATTCGTTTTTTGGCATTGGTATTGCAGAGAATATGGATGACACACAAACGCTGATGAATGGCTTTATGCGTATGGCTGTTGATAATGCTGTGCTATCAGGCAACTTGATTGTAGAGGTAGATGAAACAAACCTTGTGCCGGGTCAAGACCTATCATTGTATCCGGGTAAGATATTCCGTAGACAGGGTGGCGCACCGGGTCAGGCTATCTTTGGCACTAAGTTTCCCAATGTGTCACAAGAAAATATGATGCTTTTTGATAAGGCACGTGTACTGGCAGATGAAAGCACGGGCTTTCCCTCATTTGCACATGGACAAACAGGTGTATCAGGTGTAGGTCGTACTGCATCTGGTATCTCTATGCTTATGGGTGCGGCACAGGGTGGCACTAAAACAGTTATTAAAAACGTAGACGATTATCTACTGCGTCCATTGGGAGAAGGTTTCTTCCGCTTTAATATGCAGTTTGACTTTGACAAAGAAATTAAAGGTGACTTGGAAGTTAAAGCACGTGGAACAGAAAGTCTTATGGCTAACGAAGTACGTAGCCAACGCCTAATGCAGTTCTTGCAGATTGCAAGCAGCCCAGCACTAGCACCTTTTGCTAAGTTCCAATATGTAATTCGTGAGATTGCAAAGTCTATGGACTTAGACCCCGACAAAGTAACCAACAATATGGATGAAGCCGCATTACAGGCAGAGATTATGAAAGGGTTTCAGCAGGAACAGCCGCAACCGGGTCCACAAGGGCCACAGGCAGCAGCTAACCCGTTAGACCCTACAGGTGCAGGTGGCGGTACAATAGGCACTGGACAGGCTCCTGTGCCGGGGGAACAAGGATTTAGTGGAAATGAGCAAGGACAACAACAAGCAGCAAATACTCAGCCGCCTCAAGCCGCTGGTGGGCAACAACCGCCAATGGGAAGCGTTCAATAATTACTTAGATGTTGTAATTGATATGCAACAAAAGGCACTTGAACAAGCTGACGACAATGTAATGATGTATAGGTCACAAGGTGCAATAGCAGCATTACGTAAGTTAAAAACACTTAGGGATGAAATTAATGGCACTTAGCGAACAAATGGATATGCTTCAAGAAGGTGGTCTTTTAGATGACGGTGGATCAAAAGACCCCGTGTCTGGTAATGATGTACCTGTAGGATCACTTAAAAAAGAAGTACGAGATGACATTCCTGCACAACTAAGTGAAGGTGAGTTTGTTATGCCAGCAGATGTTGTGCGATATCATGGCCTTGATAAAATGATGGCACTAAGAGATGAGGCTAAATCTGGACTACAACGTATGGAAGATATGGGTCAGATGGGAAACAGTGAGCAAGCAACTATTCCTGATGGTGTTCCTTTTAACATGGAAGACTTAGAACTAGAAGAAGAACCTAGAGAAATGCAGATAGGTGGTTTTGTACCTGCCGTTCCTCAAGTGCAACCATTGCAGTATCAACAATCTCAATTTGCTAACTATATGCCACAGTATTCTGCACCGCCTGTTGTACAGCCGCCTATGTCTTCTCCTGTTCCTATGCAACAATATACTCCTGTACAGCAAGCCTTTACACCTTTAGGACCACAGTTTGAAACTTTGCCTACATACGGACAGGTTATTAAAGAACCTGAAATGCGTAAGTATGTAAATGCTGAAGGTCAAGTTATGATGATTCCGTTTATAGATGGTGTTGCTCAAATTGCAATTCCACCGGGATATTTACCAGCAGATGATGCAACAACTCCTCCTGTTGACACTACACCTCCCCCTGTTACTGCACCTCCTGTGCAAACAAGACCACAGGGAAGAGATGATCCTTCTGATGACCAAGACCCTAATCCTGCTGGTTTAACTCGTGGTCAATCACAAGTTGCAGCACTTACACAACTTGATCCTAGTTTTGCTAGCACTATAGAAGCTATTGATAAAAAATATCCTGACCCCGGCATTGCAGGATTGCTTAGTCCTATATCCACAATTATATCAGGGTTTAAAAGGAATAATGAAATCAATCAGGCTGTTAAAAATTATGATTATGCTGCATTAGGTCAACCTACTTCAGAACAAATTGCTGCGGGTAAAGGAAATACTTTAACTGCAGATGAGGTAAAGAATACAGTAAATACTCTTGGTCAAGAAATTTATACAGGTTATCGTGATGCCGAAACAGGTACTGTGTCAGGTCAAAAAGATATGCGTAGTTTAGGTCAAATCGCATCTGAATTTATAAATCCTAAAACATATGATGACATAGATGAGTTTGGTAATATTGCAGATGATGGCACTATGCCTACTACTACACAAGTTCAAAGTGCCACTGTTCGTGATCCGGGTAAAACTGTGCAGCAAAGCGCAGAAGACTTTAGAGAACAAGAACGTATTCGTGCTGGTTTAATTGATCCAGATCAAGCAGCAGCCATTCAACAAGAACGCATTATTCAAACAGCAAATGCATTACTTGCAAGAGATAACAGGTTAGATGCTACTGATGCAATGCAAATGGCAATTGCTGCAGAAACTACAGGCACAGTAGACCCTGTTCTTAATCTTAATAGAGCAACAGTTAGCCCTGCTGGTTTTAGTGTAGAAAAAACAGACGGAGGTACAAAAACAACATCTACTATTGGCGATCAAACGGGCATGGAAGAGTTAGCAAATAAAATGAGGGCTAGTGTTAGTGCAGCTACACCTAGCACTACTGCTAGAAGGTTTTCTCCCGGCGCAATGGGAGGTCGCATTGACACAGACAGAATGACAGATGACCCTGCAGGTATTGCTGATTCTGGTCCTGTTGTACGGGAAGACAAAGTTGATCCGGGTTTAGCAGCAGCAGTGCAAAGAGAAACAAATAAACAAATAGATAGGCAAACTCAAAATTATAGAAACAAAGGTTATAGTTCAAGTGCTGCAAAGTCAGCAGCTAAAAATAAAGTAGCAGCAGATGCTGCAGCTAAACGACAAGCACAAGAGCGTGGTGACCCACCCGATAGAGTAAATAAAACTTCTGCTGTTACAGATAGTAAAGGTAATGCTGTTACTAGCACAAATGCTCAAGGTAAAAAAACAGTTGTGACAAGCGCACCACGAGAAGAAAAAAGCGATAGCCCCGGCGGTCGTTGGTGTTGTTCTCAAATGGTACATCATGGTGTTTGGACACATCAAGGTGAGTTTGCCCGACTTACTGTATGGTCTATGAAACAACCTAATTGGTGGCGTTCTGGCTATGATGTTTGGGGTAAATTTCTTGCTAAAACATTTTTACGTAAGCAAGGGTTTTGGTCAGGTATTATGCAAAGTTTCTTTGACTATCATATTCGCAACAAACCTTATACATGGCGCACTGCGCTGGCACATGTAATGGTTTATCCGGGCGTATTTATTTGCGGTCATATCTGGACAAAAGTACCAGAAACTGTTAGACTAGCTAAGTTTGAGGAGTTAAATAACTAAAATGGAAATCGACTTGCAAAGAGCGTATGATGAATACGAAAATTTATCTGACGAAGAAAAAGAAATGATTCGTAAGGTAATGACAGGAAAAGCTAGAAGTGTAATTCGCAAAGTATTTGGCGATGATTTTGATGCGGCACTTGGAGAGTTTATATTGCCACGTTCAAAAAGAGGTAAGGGTTTAGCCTCTCAAAAATAAAAACCCGTATGTTGGCTACTCACTCCCCACACCCAACAGTGTGGCTACGGTGGCCCCAACAAGGAGACTAAACAATGTCTGAAGAACAACAAAAAGAAATGGTGGTAGAGTCACCAAAAAAAGTATCAATGATGAGCCGACCTTATACAAGCGAGGAACGCACTAAAAAAGATGAAGAAGAATTAGAACAACTTCTTAAAGAACAAAGAGGCGAAACAGAAGAACCAGAAGAAGTTGAGGAAGAACCAAAAGGCGCAGAAGAAAAAACATTTAAGAAGCGTTACTCTGATTTACGTAGACATCAACAGAAACAGGCAGAAGAGTTTAAATCTGAACTAGCTGCTTTAAAATCTCAACTTGATGCTGCTACTAAAAAAGAAATAAAACTACCTAAGTCGGATGAAGACATTGAAGAATGGGCTTCTAAATATCCTGATGTAGCTGCTATTGTAGAAACAATCGCTGTAAAAAAAGCAAAAGAACAAGCTACAGCATTAGAAGAACGACTTAAAACAATTGACGAAATGCATAATTCTGCAAGTAAAGAAAAAGCTGAAGCAGCATTAATGCAACTGCATCCTGATTTTGATGAAATACGAGATAGTGATGACTTCCATGAGTGGGCAGATGAACAACCTAAGTGGGTACAAGATGCACTATATGAGAATGATGATGATGCAAGATCAGCCGCAAGAGCAATTGACCTTTACAAAGCAGACAGAGGAATTAGCAAAGAACCTAAGAAGAAGAATAGTAAGGGTGCTGCTGAGACAGTTAAGACAAAAGCTACGAGGAGTAAACCTCAAGATAGCGAAGCTGATAGCTACCTGCGTGAATCTCAAGTACAGAAGATGAACCCAGCACAATACGAAAAGATGGCAGACGAAATTATGGAAGCCATCCGTAGTGGTAAGTTTGTTTACGATGTATCGGGATCAGCACGATGAGCAACATATTTACTCCGAAAGAAGACGCACAGTTTATTAGTCCGTTTGGCCCTACAATGGGTTACTTTAAAATGCCACAGGAAATGGTGGACGGGCTAAACAACTGCATAGATGACAACCTAGAAGACTATTCCGACTACTTAGTTGGGAAAGTTAAACAAGAACTAGCGTTTACGGATGAGGCTACAGGTATTGCTACAAAGGGTCTTAGCAACTTTATTGGGCAGTATCACTCCTATAGCGAGTTGCGTAACTCATTTGGCGCACGTAACGTAGACACTGAAAAGTATGACTATGGTGTGCAGGTAATCTCTGCTTGGTTTGTACGACAGTATGAAAATGAATACAATCCGTTGCATATTCATACGGGTGCTAAACTTTCTTGCGTAGGCTACCTTGCATTGCCAGATGGTATAGAGGATGAGTGGGAAGAAGATTATAAAGATCATCACCCCTCTCATGGTCACATTCAGTTTGCACATGGAACATCGTCAGGTTATAACAGCACTAATTTTCTGGTAAAACCACAGGTAGGAGACTTCTATATCTTCCCCTCTGAACTGTTTCACTGTGTATATCCATTCACTACTAAAGGTGAACGCAGGTCTTTTAGCATGAACTTGAACTTTCTTGAAATAGAAAAACAAAAAAAGACTTGACATACAATAGAATATTCGTATAACTATATCTACTAAGAGGTGAAAGCAGATTAATTACCTGCTTTTACACAATCCGCAAACATCCAATCTAATATAGATTACCTGATATACTTGGCCTGTTGAATGTAGCAGCGGCCACTGCTGCAAGATACACACCCTACGTTGTCAGCCCTGTGATTACGATGGAATGGTTTGCATCTGTATAATGCTATAATAGGAGATAACAATGGCATTTTCCACTGCAGCAGGTTATGGCAACCTGCCGAATGGTAACTTCTCCCCTATTATCTACTCCAAACAGGTGCAACTTGCATTCCGCAAGGCATCAGTAGTAGAGGCAATCACCAATAACGATTACTTTGGTGAGATTGCTAACATGGGCGACCAAGTTAACATTATCAAAGAGCCAGAGATTACGGTTAAGACCTACTCTCGTGGCGAGACTATCCAACCTCAAGACCTTGACGATGAGCAGTTTACCCTGCTTATTGATAAGGCCAACTACTTTGCATTCAAGGTAGATGATATTGAGGAGGCTCACTCGCATGTGAACTTCCAAGAACTCGCATCTAACCGTGCAGCTTACCGTCTGTCAGACCAGTTTGACCAAGACGTGCTAGGTTATATGTGTGGCTTTAAGCAGTCTGCAATTCATAGCGCACCTGACACAGCAAACACCACAGCTAACGGTGTGAAGGCTGTTTCAACTGCTGCGTCAAACGAATTGCTTGCCTCTATGCAGGTAGACGCTGCTGACTTTAACGGCGGTACTGGTGGCAACTCAATTGTTGTTAAGCCTCGTACTGGTGGCGATAGCTTGAATACTACTACTGCTAACGCAACTCCACTCGCTGTTATTGCTCGTATGGCTCGTAAGATGGATCAACAGAATGTTGAGACTGCAGGACGCTGGCTTGTAATTGACCCTGTGTTTGCTGAACTACTGCGTGACGAAGACTCACGCCTCATGGATGCAGACTTTGGTGGTCAGACTTCAGGTCTGCAGAACGGTCTTGTTCTGAACAACGTACATGGCTTTAAGGTTTACGTTTCTAATAACCTTCCTGCTATTGGCGATGGTCCTACTGGCGCAACTGCAACTGGTTCAACACACTTTGGTGTGATTGTTTCTGGTCATAGCGGTTCAGTAGCTACTGCAGAGCAAATCAACAAGACTGAGACATACCGTGATCCTGACAGCTTTGCTGATATCGTTCGTGGTATGCATTTGTATGGACGCAAAATTCTACGCCCAGAGGCTCTCTCTCGTGCGTTTTATGTGTCTGGTATATAAGGGGGGAATAAATCATGGCAACAGTTGATCTTTCTATCGCCCAAACTGGCAACACGCCACGTGGTCGTAAACCTTACTATGTCCAGAACTCTGTCAATTTTGCAACAGCCGCAACTAGTAAAGGCACTGCACTCGCAGCCGCTGATATTATTCAGGCTATTACCGTTCCAGCTAACACACTAATTCTTCATGCAGGATTTGAGGTGACTACTGCTCATGCAGGTACGTCCACTGATACTGCATTTGATTTTGGTGTGACGGGTGTTGACGCTGATAACTTTGTTGACGCTTTTGACTTTGACGGTGCATCAGTAGGTGACTATTCACCACAAGCAGCAGCTTTTAATCCTTTGATTGTAGGTGGAACAGCAGATACAATTGATATTCTGCTCCAAGCAATGACGGGTACAACTACTGCAGGTGTAGTACGTTGTTACGCTGTTCTGATGGACATTGACGACATTGGTTCAATCGGTGCAGACGAAGTAGACCGTGACCAACTTGCATAACTAATACGGGGGGCGGCATAAGCTGCCCTCCTAACTCTTTTAAGGATGGATAATGGCTGAGACATTTCTTACATTAACAAATAAAGTTCTAGCTAAACTTAATGAAGTTGAGTTAACTTCTGCTAACTTTACCGCATCACGTGGTATTCAAACGCAAGCTAAGAATGCAGTTAATGAAGCAATCAGATATATTAATCAACGTGAATTTAATTATCCATTTAATCATGCTACAAACACAGAAACCTTAGTACCGGGAAGTGTGCGGTACAGTATTCCTACTACAGCTAAAACAATAGATTATAATACTTTTAGAATTGTTAAAGATAGTGACAATGCTATTGCAGGTGGCAGATTACGAAAACTAGATTATAACGAATATGTAAATAATTTTATAGATCAAGAAGATGAGATTGTTACTACAACACTTAGTCAATCACACACTGATTCTGTAACAACACTTACAGTTGCAAGCACAACAGGTTTTGACGCAACTGGTAAAGTATATGTAGGTTCAGAGATTATTACTTACACTGCTGTAGGTTCTTCAACAACTCTTACTGGCTGTACTCGTGGCGCAGAAAGCACAACTGCAGCCGCACATGCAAGCGGTGTACAAGTAGCACAGTTTGACACAGGCGGTGAGCCTCGTTATGTAGTTAGAACACTAGATAACAATTATCTTTTGTATCCATTTCCTGAAAAAGAGTACACAATAAAATACGACTACTTTACATTTCCTACAGACTTATCTGCACACGGTAGCACAACTTCTATACCCGACAGGTTTTCTCCTGTTATTGTAGATGGTGCAACTGCATACGTATATCAGTATCGTGGCGAGTCACAACAGTATGGTATTAACTTTGCTAGATTTGAACAAGGAATTAAAAACATGCAGACCCTTCTTGTTAATAAGTTTGAGTATGTTCGTTCTACATATATACCATACACAGGTAATTCTAGGGGTTCTAGCAACGTAAGGGCTAACTAATGGCTGAAACAGGAACTTTGCCCTTTGTCTGCGAAGGTGGATTGGTAGCTAACCGTTCTACCTTTATCATGCAACCGGGTCAGGCATTACAGCTAGAAAACTTTGAGCCAGACATTGAGGGTGGCTACAAGCGCATCCTTGGCTTTCAAAGGCATGTTCGTCAGGTAGTACCATATACTGTTTCTAATAGTGAAGAAGTGCTGATGGTCACTACCTTTGCAAACAAAGTAGTAGCAGCACGTGGCACAAAAATATGGAGTAGTGCTTCTACTACTTTAGGCACAGATAGCACACATGCTATAGCATCAGGCACTGGCATGACAGGTTCAGGAACTATTACCGTAGAGTCTACTACAGGCTTTAGTTCTAGTGGAACACTACAAATAAACAATGAACAATTTACTTATACGGGTGTAACTTCTACAACATTTACAGGCGTAACAAGGTCAACAAGCAGTACAACTGCTGCAGATCACGCTGCTAGTTCAGATACTTCAATAACACCTGTATCAGAGTCATGGACAGTTAGAGACACAGGACGAACTAATGCAACAAAGTATTCTTTTGAACGCTTTAATTTTGACGGTAATGATAAACTAATTGTAGTGGATGGGGTAAATGACCCTACAGTATTTAACACCTCACTAACAGCGACAGATGT